AGCGATTGAAGCACCATCTTCTTTATAAATAAAAGTCTGATCTGTAGAAGATTTGGCTTGTAATTCTTGGTCATCATAAATACCAAGTTCTTCTTCATCTACCAATAAATTACCATTAGTTTCAGATTTAGCAACTTTAGTTTTGAAAGCAGAGTAGTCAATATCAACATCTCCACCGCCTCCGCCACCAGTTCCACCAAGTTCTACAGCTCTCTTTAAAGAACCTATTAATTCTGACAAAGGTTTACCACTGGTAACTTTATTTAATGCTGCACTAGCATCAGAAGAAGCATCTGCTGTTATATCAATAGGTTCTTCAGATGTATCACCATATACAGCAGGTTTCATTTCTTCCATAGTGGTAGCACCATTACCAATATAGATATCAGATTTAACACCTTTTGCTTGAGCACTATCAGCAGTCTTACGGACAATCATTAATTCTCCATCTTCAAGAACAATGTTCTTTTTGGAGCCTTGTTTTACAGAATTTCGAATAGATCTTCTTGGCTTAAGAATTTGCCATTTCATTATTTTAACCTCCTACATATAATTATTTCGGATTTATATTATTGTGAAAAGATAATAAAATTATTCCCATAGGAGTTACCCTATGGGAATATATTAGAATGAAGTTGTTATAGTTAATACATCACCAGATAATGAAAAATTGGCTTCTGTAAGTACTCTACTAGCTCCAGTATGATTATTACCATCATCTTTATATAGATATAAATTAGTATTCTGAGCAGTATTATTACTATCTAAGCTTTCAATATTAGCTCCATCTGCTGTAGCAACTGTAGTTGTATGATATGTACTGGTGCCAGATACAGTACTAATATGAACTTTATCGTTAGAAAAATATACATTACCTTGTTGATATTGATTATTATTGGTTCTAGATTCGAAATAAATTCTGGGAGAGGTTATAGTAACTCCATCATTTGTTTGAGATTCAATTTTAACTGGAGCTGTACTAGTAATTCTAGCAAAATTAATTCTAGGATAAGTACCAGTACTAGCACCTTCATTTAATTTAATCTCATTAGAGAAAGTAGTACTATTATTTAATCTAGCATATCTATCATCATGATTATGTGTAGTTAATGCATAACCAGTATGAGTATGATTTACATTAGCTTTTTCAGAATTAATCTTAGTTAAAGCCTGCTTAATAGATCCTATAAGATTTCCCAATAAAGATCCAGAAACTATATGACTAATAGCTTCAGCAGAAGTAGAAGAAGTATCCGGCACAATAACAACACTTTCAGATGCAGATCCACCTGTAATAGCAGGAGGAAGATCATATAGAGTAGTTGTACCATCTCCAACATAAAATTCATAATTACTGTTGGCGGATGTATCATCCTTCAACATCATAAATTCTCCCTCTTCGAGAATTAAATTTTTTAATCTACCACTAGGAGTCTTAGCAGAAGATTTATTAGCTCTTCTTGGTTTAAATATTCTACTCATAACATTCATCTCCTATACATATTTTATAAAAACTCAAATTATCGTTATAGGCATATTATGATTATGTGAAAAGACATTAATCTTACAAAAAGAAAAAGCTCCCCAGAGCTGTATTAGCCTCTGGGGATTGATATTACTGCTGGATAGGAATCTCTTGCTTTTTCATAGAAGCATTCTTAGAAGCAGTTACAAGAATTTCAGCTGCTACGAAAGCATCGTCCTTATACTTCCATTTGGACATAAATCCAGACACATGACAAAAGATAGCATCAAGACCACTTTCTTTGGATAGTTCTTTACCTTTTAGACCTCTCCATGATTCAGGAAAATATCCAAACGCTTCAAATGATCCATTAGATTTCGGTATATTACGAACCACAAATCCAGTATCGATGTCTGGATAGACCACTGCATAGATTTTGTGATTATCATCTACTGATGCATTATAAGTAAGCACTTTACCAATCCAAGAATTGAAATAATTACACATATAAAGAATGCCATCTCCTTTTTTGATGGCATCATCAATATAATTATCCAATTGAATTTCTGCTTCCTTAGCAGCTTCATATGAATTTAATATTCGAACAAGAACATCATAAACCATATCTACTGCTTTGGTGAATGCTGTTTGTTCTGATGTATCAAAAACAAGTACTCTTTCATTCCATAAAGGATTCATGAGATGAACAAATGAAATTGGATTATAGTACTTTCCAAATTCCGAAATGTCCTGACCATTATCCTGAGCTTCCACTGCATAAAGCAGATTTTCTCTGAGAAACTTTAGTTTAGCAGGGTTATCTTTGAAGATATAAGATGCAACCTTACCGCAAGCAGCCATTTTGATACCATTCGGATAAAACTTTGAATACTTGTTATCATCCGGATGATGATCAAAGTAATACTTCTTATTGATCTCATCGATTACATCTTCGTTACCATTAAAGACGTCGACAACCCAATCACACTGATTGAGTTTATCAGTATCTCTGGTGCGGATAACTTCAAATTCAAATCTAACATTGTAATCATCCAGATATTTTTTCAAATCAGTACCTGTTATATAGGTTTGCAACTTATTAAAATAGTACCACTTAATAAGAGCAACAGATAGAACATCATCTGCATGAAACACTCCATTATGGGTTCCAATTTTAATTGGGTAGAATACAATAGTCTTTTGACTATTTGCAGCATAACGAATTTCTTTCATAGTATTTTCTCCAATACATCCATCCGGAGAAATTACTATAACATAATCAGCTTTGTTAATTCTACTTTCACCGTTACGCTCTGCCTGCTCTAACTCTTCCTTAGTTAGCTCATACCCATCATAATGTGAAAATAAATGTGTATGAGTAACAGTTGCTCCCTTGAGTTCCAGCTCTTTTGCCAGATCCATAAATCTGGTCTTATATTTTGTAGAGCCGATAAGTGCAACTGTAGATCCTGTAAAAGAAATTTTGTTATATGTCATAAGCATGTCCTTTCTGTTTTTTATAGAGGTATACTCCTCAGTGATTTATTATTATTTACATTAATATTATATATGGATAAAATGTAGTATTAATACATGACATTTAAATAATTATATATAAAGGAGGTAAGTAACATGACAAAGTTCTTTAAACCTAATAAAGATTGGAAATTTGTAGAAGATAATGAAAAGAATAAGACCGTTGCTAATTCTTTTAAGTTCTTTAATTGGACTATTAGTTTTACAAAGAATGTAGTACAAGTAGCTTTTATTATCTTTGTAATTGCAAACCTATTCATTATGTCTATGATCATATCTAATTTCATTAGATTTGGTGAATTAGCTTCTTTAGATACATATATTACAGAGATCTTTAATATGTTTATTGCTGTTATTGGTGGTTATATTATTAAAGCTGGAGTTGAGAATTCTATTAAGATTTCTTTCTCAGTTATTAGTGACTACTTAGATAAAAAGTTACAAGCTAGTGTAATTTTGCCATCTGATGCTGAATGTGATGAAGATGAAGATATGAGTTAAGGAGATAATAAAATGGAAATTAGAAAAAGACAAATGAATGGTATTATACAATCTCCATATGATAGTAGAGATTATAAGTATTCCGATTTGGTTCCTTGTAAATCTGCTAGATTAAAAAATAAATTACCAGCTGCTTATGAATCTCCTATGACACCTTTTGTATATGATCAAGGAAATTCTGAAGAATGTGCTGCTTGTTCTTATAATCTAGTAAGATTTATGCAAGAATCTAATGTACAAAAAGGCGGTTCTGGTATAGATCAACCTTTTTCTCCTAGTTTTAATTATGCTAATAGATTGCCTGGAGAAGAGTTTGAAGGAATGTATCTAAGATCTGTATGCAAAAAAGGTAAAGAAGGATCTATTCCTTATTCTGAATTTCCTGGTTTCTATAGCTACAATGATTGTAAATTACAATTTATGAGAAATAAATATAAATGGACAGAGATGGCTAAACCATTTGCTATTAGTTCTTATTATCAATGCACAGATAGAACTTCTGTAAAATCTGCTATAGTAGAATTAGGTGGTGTAGTAGGTGGTATTTGGGTTTATGATAGTTTTTATAAACCTGACGAAAATCAAATTATTCAATATAATAAAGATACTAATAACTATGGTGGTCATGCAATAGTAATCTGTGGTTATAAAGAAATTGATGGTAAATTATATTGGAGAATACAAAATAGCTGGGGTACTAATTGGGGATATTATGGAAGAGCATGGTTACCTGAAGATTATCCTTGGTTAGAGTCTCCTTGGGCAGTAGTAGATTATAATTTTGAAACAAAATGGAAAGAGTATAAAGAGAAATACAATTTATAAATATACATATTTAACATAATACTTCTTACTAAATCAATTTAAAACATCTATATAATGAAATAATTTCATTGTAAATACAAAAATCTATATAAAGAGGAGGAAAATAAAAATGAGTGCTGCCGCTGTAATTAGACCTGGATATATTCCTGTAGCAGGTGCATGGTATAGTGCAATCGTTTATCCTTATCCTAAGGTTTATCATAGGTATCTGAAACAACAGGCTTTTGATGAACTGTATCCTGATTATGATCCAGATCCGGAACCCGAACCGGACCTTGATCCAGATCCAGACCCTACTCCTGATCCCGATCCTACTCCCGATCCTGATCCTGATCCCACACCAGATCCTGACCCGGACCCTGATCCAGATCCTGAGAATCCCGATCCTGAAGATCCTAACAACAATGAGGACCCCAATAACAACGACGATCCAAACAATACTGACGATCCCAACAGTGATCCCAATGAAGATCTGAGTGGTGTTGATGAGCCTGAACCTACTAATCCATAATAATAATTAAAAAATAAAAGATCCCTAGAGTATAATGCTCTAGGGATTTCTTTTTATAAATTACCAACCTGTAATGCACATAAAGGAGCATTCTTAAATTCATCATAAGTACCAAGCATAATAAATTTAATTCCTGCATCTTTGCAGAAATCTTCTGTAAGATCAAGCATATACATGCAAGGATCTCCTTCTTCATAGATCTCTGTATGATTCATAAATCTTACAGATTTTCTGGAAGAATTATCAGGTACTAATGCAAAATTCAACAAATAGTTGATCTTATCATTGTAACCATTCTTATCCTTATCCGATCCAAATACCATAGAAATAACAAATCCAAATACATTATCTATAGCATCTTTATTAGAATCTTTCATAGTAAGAAAGATCTCCTTGCAGTTCTTTCTGATTTCTGTTGCTAATTCGTCAGAAACTTTTAAGAATAATAATCTTTCATCTGTATTATTCTTATAAAACCAATTATTTAGAGCTCTTACTTTTTCTTTGTTTTCTTCTTTCATGATTATTCTCCTTTATTTTTATCTTTTAGATCACCAAACTGAATAAATGCATTTTGAGTTGTTTTCTCAAATTCTTTAAATCTGCACATACTGAAAAATCTGATTTCAGCATCATTAGTAAAATCTTCATCAGATAAATCAAGTACATAATGAAAATCATTATTAGTATCTTCTATATAATCTCTTAATAAAACTAATCTCTCGTTTCCATTTTTTCTACAAGAATTAAATCCTTGTAGAAAAATAGTAAATTCAGAAGGTATAAAATTATACGAATGATCAAAAACAGCAGCTACATTAAATGGTATTGTATTATCTTTTATAACATCAATTCCTGTTTCAAAAGATTGCAGAAATCTACAAACCATAATATCATCTTGAGCAAATTGCTTAAACAATCTGTTAGATAATTTTACAAATAATGTACCGTTGTTTAAATGATTTTTACACCAATTCAATGCATCTTGAACTTTCTTTTTGTTTTCTGTTTTCATATTTTCTCCTTTCTTATTATAGAAATTGTGTATTATATAATATTATAATATATAACTAAGATAAATATTAATTTTGGCACATTTAAGTAAATCCTTATAAGAAAGGAGGAAATTAAGATGCCTGTATCAAATACTATTATATTTACACAACCTAAGTATCATGTAGCTTTAGAAACTACCAATACTTCATTCATAGATATGTATTATTATCTAATTAATATTGGTATACCTCAAGAAAAAGCTAATTTCATGTTGCGTTTGTATGATCAGGATTTAATAGGAGTAGATCCTTTTGATCCTAGATTACCTAGACAATTAAAGCTAAAAATTGCAGTAGAATGTTCTAGAAATATATGGTTCTTTGTTAGAGAATGTGTAAGAGTATCTACAGCTGCTGGTGCAGAAAGATTTAAATTACATCGTGGTAATATGGCTCTTATATATCTATTTGTAAGAGATTATAATACTTATATAGAGTTACCACGTCAGTTTGGTAAAACCACAGCTTCAGCTGTATGTTATTTATGGGTATATAACTTTGCATCAAAGAACTCAAAGATATTATTCTTCCATAAAGAGCATAAAGGTTCTAAAGATAACTTAGCTACTATGAAGATGCTGAGAGATAATTTACCAGAATATCTTCAAATGCGTCCTGAATCTTATGGTCAGAAAGGACAAAAGATCAAAGTTCCCAATACAGCAGAAACTATTACTAATATCTTAAATGGTAATGCTGTTATCACTTTACCATCAGCCAGATCTGCTACTCAAGCTGATTCAATAGGACGTGGTAAAACCTGTACATTTATCTATATGGATGAGTATGCCTTCATGCCATATAATAAAGTAGTATATGCTGCTGTATATCCTGCATATTCAACAGCTTCTAAAGTAGCAACCAGTGTAGGAGCCCATCATGGTATTAATATATCTACAACACCTGGTGATTTAACCACTCAAGAAGGATTAGCATGTTTCAATTTAAGAAATAATGCTACACCTTGGAATGATAGATATTATGCTTTATCAGATACAGATTTAAGAGAATTAAAGAATTCTAATACTAACTCTGACTTCTGGATGATTTGTTTCAGTTATACTCAATTAGGTAGAGGTGCTGATTACTTGAAAGAAATGGTAATCGGTATGGAAAAAGATTGGAGAAAGATTAGACGAGAAGTATTACTAGAATGGGCTCAAACATCTGATAATAACCCGTTTGGCAAAGAGCAATTAGATAGAATTGCTATGTATTGTAGAGATCCTATTAGAACTATTTTCTTTGGTAAGAGACAGCAATATCAATTTAATGTATATGAAGATATTGACTTAAGATATCCTCCTATTATTGGTGTTGATGTATCTGGTGCATTATATCATGATAGTTCTAGTATAGTAATTCTAGATAGTAGAACCACTAAAGTAGTAGCAGATTTTAACTGTAACTATATATCAGCAGACGATCTAGCAGATCTTGTATATACATTAGTAACTAAATATATGCCAAATAGTATTGTAAATATCGAGCGCAATGGAGTAGCTTTTCAGCAACCTCAGTATAATACGCAAGTATTATATTTCCCAGGGTTAATTGCTAAGAAGAAGGTCAAGAGCTTACCTGCTACAGCATAATTCGTAAGAATAAGTGCGATAGAGTGAAAACAGAAAAAAGTGGTAAGATGAGTCATGGTGAGAACCTAAAGCTTATTGAAAAGCCTTTATTTAGCAGCGAAATTACATAAATAATTACAGTGATAACCTTCTATATAATTTATATTTAAAGGAGAATATTATATGGAATGGAGAACACTTAATATTTTTGATAATAGATTTATTATTAGTGAATATGGTAACGTAATTAATACTATAACAAATCATGAATTATCTCCTTATATAAATAATAGTGGATATTATATGATAGATTTATCTTGTAATGGTAATAGAGAAAGATATTTATTACATAGATTAGTTGCTACAGCTTTTGTACCTAATCCAAATAACTATCCGATTGTACTGCATAAAGATAATAATCCTTTAAATATTCACTATTCAAATTTAGTATGGGGAACTTATTCGGAAAATAATGCTCAAGCTATTAGAGATGGTTTAAATAAAGTTCCAAAACCAGATAATAGTAGATTATATGAAATATATAATGATAAAGATAGCATTATATGTTGTGGTATTAAAGAAGTTTTAGAAGAAATTGGATTTGGGAATGATTCATCTATAAGAAATTATATCTTTAGACAAACACCAATTAGAGAAGGAAAATATAAAGGATATTATATAAAAAGAAGTAATCTTTCTCATCATATTTCTTTTACTAAATTCTATAATCAAAAATTTATGTAATACGTTCAACGATCATCTCCTGACGGGAGAGTAGAACCACAAGCTAATGGTGGAAGAAAAATCCTGCTCCTATGAAAATAGGATGTACAAATGATCTACACACGTCTTGTAATGAGAGTGTCTAGAATTAACTAGAGTATATAGAGTTGCGTCTATATATAAATATTTGGGTTTTGGCATAGCTGTATTACAGAGGTTATGTAAAACATCTATTAAGAAAAACTTATACTATGAGATTAAAGATAAAGTATTTGAAGAATCTTTCAATGGTGTTCATGTAGCTCAGAAGAAAGCTAGAGTTAAAGTATATGGTACTGATTCTACTAAAGAAGTAAGAGCTCGTATGATAGAATTATTATATGAGCGTGTAGAAATGCATAAGGATAAATTTATATCTAAGATTATTTTATCTGAATTACAATCTCTTGAGGTAGATAAGAGAGGTAAAGTACAAGCTATTTATCCTAATCATGATGATCAAGTATTTGCTTACTTACATGCTTTAAGAGTTTGGTATGATGGTGAGAATCTAGCAGAAAGATATGGTATTAAGAAGAATACTATTAGAACTGATGAAGATGTAGAAATTGAACAGTCTACACTTGAACAAAGTCAAGCATTACAAGAATTAGATATAGAATATGCTACTAGAGAAGAAGTTCCTGAAGAACAAGGTGGAGTTGATGTCGAAGGACAATTAAACTTTATTGATCAAGCTAGTAGATTTAAATTAAATTCAGACTTTAGATCTGCTATAGTAGATAAAGAAAATTCTGAATTTAATATATTCTTAGCTTTAAATAAAGATGCTAGAGATGCATATTCAGAAAAATATCATATTGATCAAGAAGCTATACAGTCCGGAACACCTACTATCAGTATACCAGAAAATATGTTTGGTTCAGTATTTGATGATGACGAAGAAAGATTGATACAAGAACGTCAAGAACAATATGGTAATCTATACGATCAATTTGTACAACTATAAAAATTCCCCAGAGGTAAATACCTCTGGGGACAATATTTAGTTTTATAGATATATTAACTAACCTTCCGATTCATTATTATTATCTTCATCAGGTTCAGGCTCAACTTCTGGCACGTGATAATATGCCTTGTTCATGATTGGTACACCATCTTCGGCATACATTATGCATGCATGAGTTGGTAACTGAGAAACTGCAGCTGAAGCGAGAATTGAATAAAACTTTGCTTCAGCAGAATTTCTGTCGTCATAAGCATAAGATGGGGTAGAAATTGCCCCAGTGTCAAATTTCTGAATTTCCGTTACAATGTATTTCATTTAAGTTTCTCCTTAATAATTTTTTATTAGTAATTTTAAAAATTTTTTTATTCATTACGTTTCTTCGGTCAGAACCTTCTTACCATTGATATAAACATTCCCATTTGCATCGAATGTTATAGTTGCTACATCAGCATTGTTTGATACATGGATGGTAGGCAGAGTAGAAGACGTGCCATTTACGTTCCCTAAATAATAATCATTAGCCCTAGTTAAAATTTTATTACCTTTAACCAAAACCGTCTGATTATCACCATGAAGAGACGTCTGGATTACCTGGCAAATATTTCCGCTGCCTCCTCCGTATCCATCAAACTTAAACCCGGTTGCGCTTGAAGAACCAGTAATGGTAACTAACTTGGTAGCCAAAAATAATCTGTCATTTGTACCACCTCGAATCATAGGTGCCGTTATACTACCTATCTGAGAAGTTGCACCTACGTTAAAATGATAATGGGTTCCGTCGAAGCATACAAAATACAGTCCACTTGGAAGTTCGCCATTATCTGCAGAAGATGCCGCGCCATTTATCCAAATTGGAAAATAATCTTGGTCGTTTATTTGCAATGCAATGGCTCCATCATATGTATTTGAATTTTCCATGTGAACAAACATGTAACACGGTGAAGCACCATCCCCGGCAAACCCTTCACACTTTGCCACCTTAATTCGATCTGATCCACTTGCATTACAATAAACCAATGGTTCTCCAGTGTATATATCTGCATTCACGGCTTTGCCATTGATGTCATTTGCACTGGTGTATGGAAATAACTGACCATTCCCAACACTTCCATAAACTCTATGAAAAGCTGGATTGTCCACAAATAGATCACATCTGTATGGATCATATACGTAACCGACAAGGACGTATATGTTACTGCCATTGTCTTCTAGCGTAGTGGGATCTTGCGTCCAAAAAGGTGATTTTAACTTAAAACACCCATATTTGTTGTCCTCTTTATTAAATATCAGATACAGTGGCTTATTTGCTACCAATGCGGACGTAGATGTACTGGTTGTCACTCCGTTAAGCGTATAGCGACAGTCGAAGAGAATAACCGAATATGTCATTGTGTTGTTACCGATTATGGCATCTGCAGCTACGTTACCAGATCCGTTATAGTAAAAAATCTTGCGAATGTCATAATATGTCTCCGTATCAAACGTCTTTGTACCCACGCCGCTATCGGTTGTAAAGCTTGTGTATTTACCGTCAGCCGTTCTTGCGAACAAGCTATACTGTTTAATTCCATTAACCCCGGCAGTCGGATGTGAATAATAAGGTCTAACTGTATACGTATCATTTCCATCCGTGTCTCTACCCTGTTGCAGTTCCCACCGTTCATTGGCGGCATCATAAATAAACAGATATGTCTGATTTAATGCCCAATGAGTAGTACAATAACTATTGCTTTGTGAAAGCCATATCCTCTTTGCCCCAAGCCCATTAAGATTAATTGTACAGTTTGTAGCTGATGCCACCTTGGTATTCTTACAGGTAATCATAATTCCATCATATAGACTAGAAATATCATCACAAGTAAGAACAAAAGCAGTGGCAGTAGAG